CCTTAATATAGCTGGATTTGGAACTTTCTAATGTGTTGATTTCATTCTTAACCTCAACTAATTTAGCTGAAACATTATCATCTTTAGACTCTGACAATAATTTGTTCAATGTGGTTAGTGCTATATCTTTCACATTATTAAATTCTTTAGTTACCGTATCTTCAGTCATTAGTAGTGTGTTTTTTAATATCCCTTTTTCTGACTCACTTAATTTAGTGCCAAATTCTTTTTCATAGTTTTTTGATATTACGTGAGATAGTATCTTTGGGGTTACTGGTTTAACTATTTTTTTACCGTTACTTTTAGTAATCATAGATTCAGATAGAAATTTTTTAGATTTAACGTTTTCGTCTAATTTGTTTATGTTGGTATTGAATACGATGGCGTCTATTTTTTCATACACTTCGTTAATTTTTTTACCACACAACTCTTTTCTGTCCTCGACAATTTTATCTAAAACATTTTTAACTTTAGTTAATTCTTTTTTATTTTTTTTAAGGTGGTCCAAGGCTTCAGATATATATGCCTTACTATCATCAATAGAGTTAAATTTTTTAATTTCTATTTCATTGTATAGTGTAAAAAATTCTCTGAGTGGTTTTGAGAATTTCATGACCCCCAGAATAACTGAAAGATTTTTTTTAAAGTGCTCTTTATTGTCGTAAGAGTTTTCTAAAATATTATCTAAATTTTGTTTGTATTTTGCAAATCCTTTCATAAGTATAGTTTATATATAAATATAACTAATCCTTTAATAAGGTATCTACTTCACTGTTAATCTTATTTATATTTTTATTACTTTTATTAACCGCGTCTTGTAACCCCTTTAAATCCATACCTCTTCTTTCCATTAATAAAGGTAAATCTGACTGTACATTATAACCTTCCGCTGCAGGTTCTGGTACATCCCCAGCATCAGTATCAGAACCAGCATCATCAGTATCACCACCCATATCCATACCAAAATCCATTCCTGAATCTGCACCACTATCAGTATCTCCACCTTCAGTAGTTTCTTCACCTTCTTTTTTAGGTGTACCATACAACTTATCTATATTACTAAAAATACCAGTTTTTTGTATTATCTCTGAAGTTTTTTCCAATTCACCAGCTAAAGCTTTTTCAAACCTTTGTTGTTGTAAATCTAATTTAATTTCTTCATCACTCATACCTAATATTTCTTTTTTAGCCCAGGTAGTTGATACGGCTTGTAATCCATTTCCTGGGTCTGTAACAGCATCTCTATATAAAGCAATTTTTTCTTTCCATTGTTCTATTTTTAATAAGTCTGTTTGTGTAGATGGATTTGATAAAGCTAACTTAAAGTTACTTAATTCGTCCTGAAAACCTAACACATATAAATGGATTATAGCTATTTTGTTAAGTTCAGCCACAATAGCTTTTTGTATTCTATTTATTGTTCTTGCAAATCTAATATCTAATAAAGCTAAATTTTTACCCTCACCAACAACCTCCTCAAACCCTAGAAAGGCTTTAGGTATTCTTAAAGATGCCAACAATTTCTTTTGTATATATTCTATATCAGCAATTTCACTTAGGTTTGTAGCTCCAGGTAAAGTATCAATAGGACTTGGTGCTGCTGGGTCTCTAACAGGGATAAAGTAATCTTGGTCTACAGCCATCTGATTCATCCTTAAGTCAACATTACCGTTTTGTGGGTCCACCACAGCATCTCTTTTAAATTTATTAGCTACTTTTTGAATGTACGCTTCAACATCCTTATCGTCCATGTTTCCAACAAAAACTTTAAACACTCTTCTTTCCGGAGCTCTAGATGTTCTATAAACCAACATAGCGTCTTCAGCTAATAATAACTGTTTCCATATTCTTCTAGCTTTTTCCAACATAGAAGTACCATAAGGTAATCTTCTATCATCACCTAATATCCTAAAATGAGCTATTTCCCAAGTATTAAACTCCATTTCTTTTTCTCTCCATTTAAACGATACTTTAGCTGCTTTATCATCATCTTGTTTTTCCCCATGAAGTGTAAAGTAATTAAATTGGTCACCTCTTTCCATTTCTATGTTTGGTAATTGGTTACAACCAACGATACCTTTTTCTGGGTCAATTTTTAAATAGACGAAATTATCCCCATACTTACACGTGTTTCTAACCCACATAGGTAAGTTAGTATTAAGGTCTAGTATGTTATTAAATAAATCACCTAATATAGATTTTATTCTTGTTGATTCAGAGTATATTGTTAATACATGCCCTTTTTCTGATGGTGTGGTACACTCTTCAGCATATATATCTAAAGCTGCTGATATTTCTGGAGTAAACTCCATAGACTCATAATCGTAGTATGAAGCTAGTCTAGTTGGTTCGTAGTATATAGATTTTGTATATAATTCGTTATCTACTTTTTGCCATTGATTGGCCAGATAAGATGCTTGTTGAAACTCTAACTTTTTTTCTTCGTAGTCTTTTTTATTTGTTGTTTTTAGAATTTCTTCTGACCCAACCGTGAATTGTTGGAACGTGGTTTTTGGTGCGGTTGGTCCTCCAGCTCCAAAAAGTTTCCCTAATCTTTGATATATTGTTAATTTTGCCATTACTTGTAATAATACATATTATATTATAAATAGTATACCTTTCTCTAACGTCTTTTAGTGAATAGCCAACTATTTTCTACATACTGTTTTTTTATTTCAGAATTACCCCCACCTACAACCCCAAATACTGGTTCCGAAGAAGGTATACTGTTATTTTCGTTAGATTCTGTTAACCATCCGTTTAACATTGCTTTGGTTAGGTCGTCAGCTTTTTGTAGTTGGCTAAACGAACTTTCCCCAACATATAGTGCCATAGCTAACGCCATTATTAAATCGTCATGTTTTCCTTTCATATGGTTAGGTCTACCATTTATATACACAAAAGTATACAATTCATTTAACAACCTTTTAGACCTTATAATAAATTTATGTCTTAAAGCCTCTTCAAAAGCTGAAATTATCTGAACTCTTTTATTATTAAAAGCCAAACCTGGAACTTTTTGTGCCGCAGTGGGATTATATTTCCATTTATCTGCGGTATTTAAACCTTCTATATATAAATCTTTGTAACCTAGTTCTTGTAATTTCCTAGATGTTGCAACACCCATACCCCCAGTAATATCAGTAACCACATAAGCTTTATATATAGTCCCCCATTTATATACTATATCTGCAGCTAAATCAGGGGGTATTTTACCCAAATACTCAAGAACCTGTCTTCGTTCATCAAAATCAATTATAACTATAGATGTGAAATCCTCAGAATCACCCCTACTAACATCACAACCCAATATGTATTTGTGACCTTCCTTTGGTTTTTCCCAGACCCATAATTGGTTTCCCATAAACATTTCTTCTGGTTCCATAACATGAATATCTTTTATTTGTTCTATGGTATCCACAGGAATAACATTATCACCGGAACCTAAAAAAGCACTCTCTAATTCTTGTGACACTTTCCTTCTATCATACTTAAGTTTTTTTACCATACTCTCAAACCAAGAAGAACAAGGTTTATAACCTTTTTTAATCAGTGGTGGAAATTTTGATAGTTCTCTTTCCTGTAGGAACTCGTTTTCATCATAGTCCTCTCTATTAAGTAAAAAATGTACAATATCTTTTGTTTTTACCCAGAATAAATCTTTTGTAAACCTAGGGTCATTTTCCCAATGTAACTCTGATATATGAAAACTATTTAAACCTTTTATAGATTGTTCGTATATTTCATAATATATCTTATCGTACCCGTTAGGTGTTGATATAACGATTACTTTACCTCCAGTAGATAGTGAGGCCATACACGCAGCCCAGAAATCATCTCCAGCTTCAATATATGCAGCCTCATCAAATATTAATGTTGTTGGTGTGTAACCCCTTAGGGCATCCACAGATGTTGCCACAGCTTTTACTTCACACCCATTGTTTAGTTTGAAGTGTTTTTGTGAATCTTTTTCTTTTGAAAACCCAACATTAATCCATTCTGGCCATTGATTTAAAAAACCCCTAACTTTGTTTGCAAATTCTGAAGCTGTATCTAATTTATTTGCTATAATTAATATTTTTTCTGGTCTGGTTTTAGGTGCGAACTGTATTTGTTTAGATACCCAAGCTGCTGTCGCTGTCGATACTCCAGCTTGACGATATTTTTTTGTGATGTTATCGTTATGGGTTTTAACATCATTTCCTGTTCAGGAAATAATATAAAAGGCACATATTTAGATTGTGTATTGTCGTACGTTTCTAAATAAGTCTTAATAGCGTATGGCGTGTCTTTATAACACTTAGCATATTCTTGTATTAATTCTTCTTGTGTCATATATTATAAATATAATGATTGCTGCAATAATAGAAAAGGTCCTTTCGGACCTTTTAATTTTTAAGTTATTTTATAAATTATAAATTATATAAAAAATCTTTTTCGTCCTGTGTTAATGATTCCATACCACTTTTATTTATTTTATCTAAAATAGTGTCCATATCTAGTTCTTGTGTTGGTTGAGTTGAGTCATCGAGTCCTGGTAGGTCTGAAGGTGTAGAAACTTCACCGGTTGCATCCTCATAGTCCTCATCTTTTAATTGTTTTTTAATGTCATCCACAATTTTTGCTACCATTTCTTTACCTCTTGGTGAACCTGACAGGATTTCTTTAGCTAACCCTATAAAAGGTTCTGGTTCTAAAGAAACTATATTATAATATAAATAATTTTTTATTCTACCGTAATCATCACTATTTAACAAATCTTCCGGATAAGACTCCATAAACTTTTCCCAAATAATAGGACCTAATCTTAAATCCCAAACCTCAGCAGGTAATGTATCTTCAGAACCAATCACTTCTTCAGCAAATTCTGGGTCCGAAGGTAATCCATGCATGGAAACATACTCCATAACACCTTTCCATAGTTCATGCACTAAAATAGGGAACATAATTCCTTTAGCCTTAATGGTTGGTGGGTCTGTTTCTAAATCCACCTCTTCTCGTCCTGCTGCCATTTCATCAGCACCACCTCCTACCATACCTTCCATATCTGGCATAATCCAGTACATCAAATCATTTACAGACATAACTAAAGAATATAAATTTACTAAATCTGGGTCAATTTCGTTTAATGCCTCATTAACTAAATGAAACATATAATGAGCTTTTTTTGATGACCCTTGTATTAGTGAATTAATTAACCTTCTTTTTTGTTTTTCTAAATCTAGTTTTGCTAATCTTTCCGCGGCTTCCTTATCTTCAGTGTCTGGTTGTTTAAACTCTAATTCTTTTTTCTTTTTTTCTTTAGGCTTTTTCTGCATCCCTTGTAAGGTAGGTTTTTCTAGTTTTGCGTCAAATTGTAAATCACCTTCAGGTATATCCATTTGGTCAACCACTAGTGATACAGCTAAATCTTCTAATTTTTGTTTATTTGCTGATTCAATACTCATCACTCTTTGTACCGCACTCATTAACATTGGTTGTAATGACATCGCTGCTTGGGGGTTGACCTCCTCTAAACCAGTTGCGGACTTAACTTTATCAATAACATCTTTAAATCTTTTAGAAGCTATTATCTCTTCAAAGTTATTTTCATCACCCTCTTTACCTGGAAATGATTGGTGGGCACCTAGTGGATGTTCTCTACTCCTTAATTTTCTTTCAATATCTGGTGACATTCTTTCGGGTCTACCATCATAATCTATTGGTGGTGCTTCGTTTAGTTTTATTTTTTTAGCCATGGTCTAATCCTGTGTTAAATTATCGAACTTTAACCAATTCGGTAATTCTTTATTTTTTGCTTTAGGTTTTGGTTTTGTACTTGGATTTGGGACTTTAAAAGGTCCTCTTCTTTTTTTTTCTCCTGGTTTTGTTGTTGGTGGTGCTATAGTTGGTGCTTCTAGTGGTGAATTTTCCTCAATATTTTCTTCACCAACAATAACCCCATCTAACTCCACTTCACCAGATTCTTTTATTAATAATTCTATAAGTTTAGTTTTAGACTTTAGGTACCCTATAATAGACCCTTTGATGTTTTCTACAACAACTTTCATAGGTGGGTCCATCTCTTTAGCTAACTCATTAACCATGTTAAAAGATTTTTTTTGTTGTCCTGTTTTTTTGGTTACTTTGTTTTTTTGTGTTTCTTTTACTGTTTTAATAAAATTTAATTTTGTTATTTCAGCTGGTTGACTCTCTTCTACTAGGGAAGTAATCCAATTTTCTAAAATTTCCTCCTCATTAACCTTTTCAGGTAAATTTTTATAATCTTTCTTACTCATTTTAGAACCTAGTTTTTCAGCTGCTGCTGGATTAACAGCGTAAAGATATCCTTGTTGTGCTTTAGAGGCAAAATCTTCACTAATTTCAGTATCGTCTTCAGAATTTAATAAAGTTTTTTCATCTCCGTCAGGATATTCAAATTTTGTTACTGGTTCGCCATCTTTATCCACCTCTATCTCGTCAGGTTTTTTTTCTTCAGGCATTTCAGATTTTAAAGCTTCTAATTCACTTGTTTTTGCACTAATTAGGTCTTGGTATGCTTTTTTTTCTTTTTCCTTATTGTCTTGTTCTGACAACATTTTTTTACCTAATACTGTTAATTGTTTGTCTGAAAACAAAGATAGGGTTCTGTGTGTGAACCCTTCATTTATTAATTGTGCTATTATTTTTTTTCTATTTTTTGACATATTCAAAAAGTTTATCAAATTTTAATATTATATCTCTAGAATATAATTTATCTTTAACATTTTCTAGGTCATCACCATAGTGAAAAACTAGTCTTTCTTCGTCATCGTTTTCATACTCATCTTCATAACTTTCCCAACCTAAAGCTACAACATTATCTAAAGCATGTTCCATTCCAAAGTAGTCAGAGTTCTGGACTAAATCTAATTTAAGAGTTGTCCCTTCTAAAATCCCAACTTTTTTTATGTACTCCATTTCTGGTGGTCCTGGTTTTCCATGTGCTGGACTAGAATCCCAATCTTCACCCCATAATTCGTTTGAGTTTTGACCGAATATAAATTCGTAAATATTTTCTTGTTTATAGTTTGGTCCTAGTTCATTAACGAATATAAGTTTCATTACTGTATCTTACCTTCTTTATTTACAAATATGTTTTTGTTGTCTGATAAAATAACTATATTACCTTTTTTAGTTAACCCTTTAACTCTAGAGTATTTATTTTCTTTTAAGTATTTTTTTACTCTAATTTCTTGTTCTATAGTCTTAGATAACTTTTTTATAGTATTACTAAGTTTATTTTTTTCAACAGCTTCTTTTATATAATCTTGTGGTGTTTGTTTTGTAACGTAAGATTCTAATAACTGTGATACCCTATTTTTTAAAGATTTCATAGCTACACCTTCTTTTACTTCACTTTTACCTTTTAAAGTTTTTGCTCCTGATATAACATTTTTACGTTTTTTCCTTGATTCCGGCATCATTGCTGACATATCAAATTCCTCACCTTCACCTTCACCCTCAATATCTTCAACGTCTATATCTAAATCCTCATCATCCATAGCTAACTCTTCATCACCCAATTCTTCATCACCGTACGCAGTTTCATCTTCTTCAAATCTAGATAAAACATCATCTTTATCTTCAGTGTCTAGAGTGTCTAAATCAACAGCTGATATAACAGAATTTAAAACATACTTTATATCTGCACTTCCCAATTCTTCACCAGCATCTCTAAGTTTTTGACCTAGTTTACCAGTTAGTTTTTGTATTGGTTTCATAAACCCTTCCATTTCCTCTTCAGTTTCTTCATCATCCATCTCAACTTCCTCGTCATCCATATCTAACTCTTCATCGTCCATAGCTAACTCTTCATCACCCATATCCAATTCTTCCTCATCACCCATTTCATCAGTAGTAACATCAACTTCAGCTTCAGGTGTTTTTAATACAAATTTATTTTCTGTATCAGATTGTTCGTATAAAGGTGTAGATTCACCATTATTAAACTCCTCATTTAATGGTTTAAAAATTAAGTTCATTCTTTTTAAGGCTGCACCATAACTTCTAAATCTATTTCTTTTTTTATTTTGTAAGCCGTCAATGTAATCTAGTTCAGATTCATTAATACCTCTTTTTAAATAATACCCATCTTTTTCGTTTACAATAGCATATGTGTTTCCGTCACTTGCTTTTTTACTAAATGATACTGTTTGAGTGTGGTAAGCAGTATTTTTTTCTACTTCCCCATAAGTCGCGATTTCCATGATTCTATTAATCTTGTCTTGACCTTTTAATTTTTCACTTCCTATTGGTTTTAATGCCATTTTAATTTGTTTTTTTTATAAATTATTATTTTAACTATTAAGTCCGTTTCCACCTATTATTGTTGGAGCATACATTGGAGCTCCTTGGTATGTCTGTACTGATGGTGCGGTTGTACCTGTCATCTGTGTAGAACAACCACACTCATAACATGCGAACCAAACTCAAACTGGTATTGCTGATAG